GCGGCCGTTCCAAGTCATTAAAAATAATATAGATATAACGCCCGAATTTTAAGCAAGGAAAAAGCAGGGAAGCCATGCCAGAAAACAACCCCAACCAGCAAGAAGAAAAGGTCGGATACGGGCACCCTCCCAAAGAATATCAATTCCAACCTGGCCAGTCTGGGAACCCCGCAGGAAGCGCCAAAGGCCCCAGGGGGAAACGATTATCCACACTGCTGGAAGAATGCATGGACATCGAAGTCGATGCGATCGACCCGGTGACAATGAGCAAGCAGAGGATGCCCATGTCCAGGGTGCAGGTCCTGGCGCTGTTGCGGGAGGGCGCAAAAGGGAATACAAAGGCCCTGCAGATAATATTCGACCGTTTGGAGGGCGGGGTGCCAAACAAGCTAAGTCTTAGCAACCCTGACGGCCTGCCATTGTTGGGACCAATTACGCTGGAGGTAACACCCGTTCAAGGATCCCCGGATCCGCATGAAATACTGCCAGGACCACCGACATCCCCGGCCGGAGAGCCTGGACCGGCCCCGTCACCAATACAACCAGGAGAAAAGAATGGATGAGAATAAGAATCCCCATGCCAGCCAAGTGCGCCAGGGTGCTGTACGATCCACTTCGGCGCCGCTACAAGATCCTTTACGGGGGGCGGGGGAGCGCGAAGTCATGGAGCGTAGCTCGATATTTAATTTCGAGGGCGGCCAGAGAGAAATTACTTATCCTGTGCGTGAGGGAGGTGCAGAATTCAATCAAGGAATCGGTCCACAGACTGCTCTGTGACCAGATAGAGGCCCTGGGCCTGCAATCGCTATTTATCATAAAACAAGATTCGATCGTAGGGGTCAACGGATCCGAGTTTATATTCAAGGGCCTTTTAAGAAACATCACAGAAATAAAGAGCACAGAGGGTGTGGATATCTGCTGGGCCGAAGAAGCGGAGCGCATCAGCGAGTATTCGTGGACGGTCCTCATCCCGACCATTTTCCGCAGGGCCACTTCGGAGCTGATAATCACCTTCAACCCAGAGGACGAAAAATCAGCAACTTATACTCGATTCGTTGAGAAAGATGGGAAGCCCGTAGAGCGTCCGGATTACTGCACGGAATACGTCAACTATTGGGACAACCCATGGTTCCCGGAGATGCTCCGGCAAGAGATGGAATGGGACCGGATCAATGACCCAGAAAAATATGAGCACGTCTGGTGCGGCCGTCCCAAGAAATACGGGGACTCCGTTATTTTTAGAAAGAAGATCCGGGTCGAATGGTTCGAAACGCCACCAGATGCCCGGTTCTTTTATGGGTGCGATTTCGGATATGCGCAGGATCCCACGGCCCTGGAACGGTGCTATATCCAGCCGCCCAATTTGCATATTGACCAGGAAGCATACGGGATAGGTATCGAGCTCGAGGACCTGCACCGGACGTTTGACGCGGTCCCAGGGTCGCATAGATGGAAAATAACGGCCGATAGCGCAAGGCCAGATACAATATCATTTTTGACAAGGCCATTTACGGACCGCAACGGGGCCACCTGGGGTGGGTACCGGATGACCGGGGCCGTGAAGGGGAAAGGATCGGTGGAAGATGGCATAGAATTCCTGCTAGGATTTAAGGCAATAATTATTCACCCGAGATGCAAGGGGGCAATTTCAGAGTTTAAGAACTACCGATGGAAAACAGACAGGATCACTGGCGAGATCCTACCGCAACCATTAGATAAGTCGAATAACGCGCCTGACGCAATACGATACGCCCTGGAGAGCTGGATGAAGGGGAGCGCTTCAATATTCGACGTATTGATGGAAAAATGAAAAGGGGAAAAATATGGATTACATATTCGATTTACAGATGACACCCGGGGACATGTTCGCCCTGGACCAATTCATGAAAAAACACAATCCCTACCTTGCCATCGAGGTCGGGAGCTGGAAGGGTTTGTCGACCATGCTGATCGCACAACACAGCACTACGCTGTACTGCGTCGACACCTGGAAGGGCGCGGATAACGTCCAGGCAATGCGAAACGAGGCAATGAGCAAGGACGTTTTCGTCATTTTCAGGCACAACATGGTCACTATGGGATTATGGCCGAAGATCAAGCCCATGGTCATGAGCTCGATCGATGCGGCCCGCATCTTTCGCGACGACAGCGCAGACTTGATATTCATAGACGGGGACCACTCATACACCGGGATCACCCAGGACCTCGCGGCCTGGTGGCCCAAAGTCAAAAAAGGTGGGATCCTTTGCGGGCATGACCTGGACGCCCTATGGTCCGACTGCCCCAAGGAACTGCAAGAACGCATAAAGAACGACCGTGAAACAGATTTCTTTCATGCCGCATTAGGGCCCGGCCATGGCCTGCATCCTGGCGTCTGTTTGGCCATTTGGGAGCGGTTCGCCGATGGCGTCAACCAGCTCGAGCATTCGAGCATTTGGTGGGTAGAAAAATCATGAACAAAATCGCCGTTTTAGTGAACTGCAGGGTCGAAGGCAACCCGAACAGCAACCTACAGAAGCTGGTCGATACCCTGGCCAATTACAGCTCCTTCCCGGACCGCATAGAGCTCCGCGTTAAATTTGACACGGATGACGCGCTGGCGCCCACCTTACTGCGAAACCTGGTCAAGCCCAAAGGAATCGACATGCTGTATATGATCGAGCCCCGCGGCCGGGGATACATTGACATCCACCACGGATACAACCGCCTCCTGGGGACGATCAGCAAGGACGTCGAACTGATCGTGGCCATGGCCGACGACTTCAAGGTCGACCTGGGATGGGACGAGGCCCTGTGGAAAATCTATGCCCCGAACGGGACCGAGTACGGACGATACATGATCATCCACCAATGCGGGCACCCGCCAACGGATCGCCCGGATTTTAGCGCCCGGCCATTTAAGCCACCGGAAGAAATATTCACCAAAGGCGAGGACCTGTATATTGTTGACGAGGCCCCATGCTGGTCCAGGGCCCTGATATTTGCCAGCACATGGCTAGGCGGCGGGCTTTCGTTCACGGACGGATGGACCCTGGCGCTGGAATATGAGCTGTGGAAAAACCATGGGATATCGATAACTCAATTCACGGACAAGCGATACATCCACCGGAAAGTGCACCCAGTCGTTGACACGGACAAGGGCGCTCGCTGGAACAACGATCGCCTGACCAATTTTGACTACATGCGGAGCTCGTACTTCCGAGAGATCGTAAGCAACCAGGCAACCAATATCGCAGAAAGGGTGCTATCATGCAGAAAAGGAGCAAAGACCCCCTCGGGTGGGGATGCCATATCTGCGGCCGGCCAGCCGACTATTGCGTCAACGGAAAGAAAAAGTGCACCCGACACTGGGAAGCCTATCTCACCCGTCAACAAACAGCCGTCTTTTTCGATCGTTTTCCCAACCCGAGAGCGTACCGCACTTCTCGAAAATTTGCTATTAAGCATAAGAAAAAACACCCATGACCTGCAGAACATCGAGATCCGCATCGCCTATGACATCGATGACACGATGACCAGCGACTTTATACAGCAAAAGAAGTTTACAGATCTGCCCATAACCTGGGTATGCGGAGAGCGGTCCCTGAACTTCAGCCGGGATTATTACACCAGCCTGGCCCTATCAACGCGCGGGAAATGGGTAGTTATTATCAACGACGACACCGAATTCCGGACCCCAGGATGGGACACTATCGCGGAGAAGGCCCTGCAGGAATCGATCGGGACCGGACCCAATGTGATATACGGATGGGTCGAGGACAACCTGGGCAAGGCCAGGGCAATGCAATTCAACAACTACACCTGCTTCCCGATCCTGGGACGGGCCGGCATTGATGGCCTCGGATACGTTTTCCCGGAACGGATCCCGCTATGGGGCGCGGATATTTGGTGCCGATATCTTTATGGCCATATAAAGCGGGTCACGGAAGTGCCCATAACGATCGCCCATATTTGCCACCACAACGGTACCCGGCCCCAGGACCATATCAACAAGCGCATTCAAGCCAACACGCCTCCGGTGCCCATGACACCCACGGCCGAAGAAATCAACAAATTACTGCGGATCCTGAACCCAGGCCCGCCAGGAAGGACATGAATCCATGGCACACAAGACCAAAACCAAAAAGAACTCAAGGATCCAGAGGGCCCAGAACGCGGGGCCTTACAATTACCCGCTGGCCGGCGTCTTTGATATGACCGCAGGCGGGATGCGGGCCGCGAGCTCGGCCGGGGCCCCTTCCCACGTGGACGAGCTCGGGAACAACCTGACGTATGTTTTAATGACCATGCTCCGCATGCAATTGTCATACGCATACGTCCAATACGGACCGATCCGGACCCTGGTGGACCAGCCTGTTTTTGATGCCTTACGTGGGGGGGTCGACATCATATCGGACGAAGTAGGCCCCGAAGATATCGAAGAATTACAGCGGTACATGAAACAGATCCGTTACTTTCCCAAGCTCAATGCGGCCGTGAGATGGTCCCGTTTATTCGGCGGCGCCGGGATGATCATAAACATAGCGGAAGATTTCGGGACCAAGCTGAATATCGAGCGCATCAACGAATCGACAAAGATCGACTTTAAAGTGGCCGACCGATGGGAGCTCGTTTTTCAGGGTACCCCAAACGCAGAAGGGACCATGTTCGATTACTACGGCAATAAGGTCCACCCGAGCCGGGTCGCTAAGATCATGGGCCAGGAACCCCCATCGATCGTGGCCATGCGCCTCCAGGGATGGGGCATGAGCGAAATAGAATGCGTTATCCGGGAGCTGAACTCATACTTTAAGAACCACAACGTTATATTCGAATTCCTTGATGAGGCCAAGACCGAGATTTGGAAGATCAAGGATTTCAACAGCACGATCCTGGATGCATACGCCCATGGCGCCATCCACAAGCGCCTGCGATATGCCCAGGAGATGAAGAACTTCCTGAACGCGATCGCCATGGACGCAGAGGACGATTTCGTCATAAAGAACCAGACATTCAGCGGCCTGGCAGAGATCCTTAAGCAGATCCAGATAGGGATAGCGGCCGCATGCCGCATGCCCATGAGCAAGCTGTTCGGCCTGGCGGCCTCCGGATTTGCCAGCGGTGAGGACGATATCGAGGTCTACAACTCGATCGTGGAGGTCGTGAGGGACAAGACCACCGAGGTCATGGACGCGACCGTCCCGGCCCTATGCATGAAAACATGGGGTTTCGTGCCATCAGACCTGGCCTACGAATATAAGCCATTAAGGATCCTGACCGCTGAACAGCAGGAAAACGTGCTCAATTCCAGGCACCAGCGCAATATGGACCTTTACAATGCCGGCATCATGGACAGCCAGGAATTCTGCGAGGCCGAGAAACAGGATGGGGTGCTCAAGATCCAGACCAAGGTCGCCAAAGGCGCCGAACCAGAACCGCCCCACATGGGCCTATTGGACGAAGGCGGGGACCCAGGGGACAAGGGATCCGGGGATAGCGAAGGACCTTCATCCACAAAACACGGACCAAAGAACCCCAAGAAGGGCCAACCAAAAGAAGGATGACATGGACAAGGTCAAGGTTTTACAGCCGGTCCGCGATCGCCTCGTATACGCCGATTTAATGGAAAAACGCCTGGCGTATGATTTATGGCTGGCCCTTTACAAGCCACTGCTCGAAATTTTGGGCATCCCTGCGCGCCAGAAGCCCCCAGGTCGCGCGAACGCCCGGTTAGCCAGGAGCAATGCCCATGAAGGGCTAAAAGAGGCCCTAGAAACCAGCAAGATCGTTTTCTTGGATGGCTTCTTTTACGGGGACTTCACGGCCGCGATAAGCCGCCAGATCCGGGCCATGGGGGGTGTTTTCAACAAGACCAAGCGCGCATGGAAGGTGGACCCCGCCAGGATCCCAACAGACATAGCCCTGGTTATTGCCCAAAAACGGGAAGAATCGAGCGAAAAGATAGACCGGGCCCTTAAGCTGATAGACCAGATCCAGACTGACGGCCTGGGTCCGCTGAACACAGCAGAGGTCGCGGAGGGGATACTGGGGGACCTACACCGGCAATTTAAGCTGACCGCGGCCGATAAGCTTGAGATCCCCATGACCATGAGCCCCCAGGTGGCTGAAAAAATAAAGGAGGATTATACAACCAACCTGAACCTGTACATCAAAAAATGGACCGATGAGGCCACCGTTCGCCTACGGCACCAGGTCCAGGATAACGCCGCGATCGGATACCGGGCCAGGGCCATGGAAGCCGGGATCATGGATGAGTACGGTGTATCCGAACGAAAGGCCCGGTTTCTTGCCCGCCAGGAAACCAGCCTGCTGGTATCAAAATACCGGGAGCAGTCTTATAAAGAGGCCGGGGTTAATTATTACAAGTGGTCAACCAGCGGGGACCAGCGGGTGCGCCCGGACCACAAGCGCCTGAATAACCGCATCTTTTCCTGGGACGAACCGCCGATAGTTGACTCAGCCACCGGCCGGCGCGCACACCCAGGAGAGGACTTCGGGTGCAGATGCGTGGCGATCCCGGTAATAATGAACCAAATACAGATCGCAGAATGGAACGCAAGACACGGAAAAAGAGGTTAATAAAAAATGGCAAAGAAAAAAAAAGCATGTATCAAGTTTCCTAAAAACCTTGGTAATATAAGACGTTTTGTGGCTTCAGGAGAGATAAAAGCCGGAATGATTGTAAAACAAAATAAGGATGGAACGGTCTCCTGTTGGTAATAAAAGAGGGCGACAGTTTGTCACCCTCTCCTTGCCCCAAACAAAAGAAAGGATCCTCAATGGCAGACGAACAAAAGAAGCAAGAGAAACCAAAAATGGTCCTGGTGGCATGCCCGACCCTGGGCCTGGATCCGAATCCCGATCGGTGGTTAGTAACGCTACTGGCAACCCTGGTAAACATCCGGAAGAATAAAATGGCTTTTATGGTCCATTGCCCCTACCGGATGAACTGGTGGAATGCCAATAACCAGATCTGGAATATCGCCCTCCAGAACGACTTCGATTATATCCTACGCATGGACGATGACGTCTGGGCCGTCCCCCAGGACGCATTCACCAGGCTACTGAACTACGACAAGCCGGTGGTCGGGATTGCTTATCCTTTAAGGCATTTCCCATACAGCATCGCGGCCCTGAACCGGGTCCGGCCAGACAAAACGATCATCGAATGCCACGTTGATGGGGACCGGGATCCTGGAGCCATGCAGGAAGTCTCCGGAACCGGCCTGCAAAAAGCAGAGCTGGTAGGCATGGGATACACCCTGATGAAGGTCGATGCATTCCGGCATATCGAGCGCCCATTTTTTAAGGGCGAAGAAATCTGCCCGGACGATTCCTACTTCGCACAGCTATGCCTGGACAACGGGATACAGCAATGGGTCGATATGGATATCCGCGCCGCGCATCGAGAGGTCACGCCGGCCAACCGCGGGTACCTTTTCAACGCAGA